TTCATCTCGCACCGCCTTTCTTGTCACATGCAAGGTTACTTGTAAAAATCCAGACACATCTTAAAAAGTGTTCGCTGAGTAAATTCAGATTTTTGGTAATTTCTTCAATATAAAATTCTTTCATTATCTTGCACCGCCTTTCTTTACAAGGCGGTAAATACCGTCGTGATCTATTACGTCCTCATCATTCAAATCTGCCATAAATATTACAACGCCGCGCAACAATTTTTCGTTATCACATCGGATTGCAAGCCGAGAAAGCAACGATCTGTACTGCTCAATTTGGCTCGGTAAATAAGTTCCATCCTTTTTTATGATTTCATTTCTGAAAATGTCCTTAAGAATTTCGCTGGCAATATCAACCTCATCGAATTCGTTCGGCAGTCCGAGCAAATTCATGGCTGATGTTACCACTTTGCGAAAACCAATCGGAGAAAAATTATCAATGTCCGTTTCGGTACTCCAACCACGGTTATACTTCATCCTCTCGATTTCCACAACATGATTCACTTTCTCCATCAGCGCGTCACTATTAAGTATCGTTCTTACAATTTCTTCAATGCTTCTCATAGATTTTACCTTCCTTTCGTTTGCTGTTTGACAACCATTCCAAAAAGCGGTATAATCCATGTATCAACCGCTTTTGGTGGCTGTGTTGAATAAAGCGTTTAACTTGTCTAGGGTTGGAACGCTTTATTTTTTGTTGATTTCTTCTTTCACTTTTCTAATCCCCATGTTGATAACATCCGTTCTGCTTGTTTTTAACTTATCCGCACAATATTGCAAATCCTCTGCTTCTGCTTTTGTAAGTCTCAAATCAAGCCTAACATTTTTAGGATTATCAGTAAGTTTCTGTCCTTTTTTTAATGGAGACACATAATCACTTCCTCTCTTTTTGATTGCATGTGCAATCTTTATGCCTTAATAATACATGTACGTGCAAAGAGAGTCAATACTATTTTGAAATATTTTTCAAAAAAAGAAGCGCATCACTGCGCTCCCTCTTTTATACCCGCTTTGACTTATTATTCTATTTGTCTGCTCTTCCAGTAAAATATACTTCTGCATGATCGTATTTCCCATAGCAATCAAGCTGATCTGAAATAGTTTTCCCTGGTTTAATCTCACTGTCTGAATCTGTAATATATGTGCTGTTGTAATTTACCACATTATTACTACTGTCAAAAAATATTGCATACGCGCTTACAAAAAGCGCCGGATTTGTGCTGTTATTGGTCACGGATACAGTCACGTTTTCATCATTAAATGTCTGTTCAACGGATAAATCATTTACAACCGGTTTATAATATGGGTTTTCGTCATAATCTAAGGTATAATCCACCTTGTCAATTCCGGACACACTATCAAAATAGAAAACACCAATAGATGTTTCTCCTGCCCCCAATACATCAATGCTCATGTCGGCGGCTCCTATTGAATTCCCGCTTAAATCTTTGGCTGTAGCGTTTCCAGAAATTGCGACATCCGTGTTTGAATTATTTGTTACAATCAAAAAATCTAATGTGTCTCCTATTGTGTTTTCGTACAGATACTCTTTTACCAAAAAATCAGAATCAGAAACTTCTTCTCTTGTCGCTTCCTTGTTATCTACCGTACTAATAGAAGAAACTTTTTTATTTTGCTCGGTAGAATCAGCAACTGCATCGTTGTTTTCTCCGTTTCCGCCAAATATGGCAATCAACAGAATTACAACTATAACCACCGCAACAAACCACTTTGTTGCCCCACCCTGCTTTTTTCTGCAATTAGGGCAAATTTTTGCTTTAGCTGGAATCTCCGTCTGACAGTACTTGCATAATTTTGTTTCACTTTTTTCATTCATAGCTTTTCCTCCCACCACTTGTAATAAAATGATTCTACCACAAGCGGCGGTATTTGTCACTAGAAACTATATGCTTCTCTGCCCGTTCTATTAAAATATTCTCTTGCGTATTTTCTAGCACTTCTTCCTATCTGGTCTTGTGTCACACCAAATTCTTTTTCGAGGATTCCTTGCAATAACTGATTTTGCTGTTTAAGTAACGCAATTTCCTGCTGTGACGTACTGTATACAGCATCACGAATACCTGTGATCTCCTGCCCCCCAGCAACTGCTGTCTTTCCTCCAACTGTTCCAAGGATTTCCGGTACGCCGTTTTCTCCTGCCATAAACATGCTGTACTGTTTTGGAAAACCTCCTGCGGCGAACGTTGGGATTTTTCCAAGGTTAATATTGCCAGCTTGAATTATTTCTTTTCCACCAATATTTACAGAATCCCATGAAAAAGACAGTTTTGAATTAAGCCACGTTGCAAAATTATTCCATACCTGCTTAATTCCTGCAACAGCATTATCAAATGCCTGCTTCAATCCGTCAGAAATGCCACTGAATGTCCAATTATCTTTTGTAAAATACGGTTCTACATGATTTGTCCACCAAGAACCAATTCCAGATGTACTCCACCAGTTACTAAATTCGCCCCATTTTTCAGAAAGACCTTTTTTCATTCCGTCTCCCTGCTCATCCCATCTTTTTTTTGTAAACCATGGCTTCACATGATTTTCCCACCAATTATATATTCCGGTATTCTGCCACCAATCGGAAAACTCATCCCATTTAGCAGACAATCCCTCTTTTATTCCATTCCCTACTTCCATCCACTTTTTCTTTGTGAACCACGGGAAAATGTTCTCCTGAATGTAAGTTAAAGCTTCATTCCACTTTTCTTCTATTTTACCTTTTATTTCTCCTATTTCTGTCTGTATTGAAAGCTTTTTTTCTCCCCAATATTCTTTTACATCTTCCCACCATGAAGAAACATCCTCTAAAGTTGTTGTTAATTTATTGCGAACGGGTAGTTCTACATTCAATCCCCACCATTCTTTGACATTGTCTTTGAACTCGGAAATCTTCTCCTGTAAATTTGGAAGGACGACATCTGCTCGTAAATCTACATCATCTAATCCGTTTATATTCTTCCATTCATCTATCCACGCCTTTAGATCAAAGCTGTCAGGTACATTTAATTTATTAGGCATATTATCATTGAACTCATTTAATGCTTTTTGGAAATCATCTAATGATTTGTAATCTTCCTTTTTAGGCAGATTTTTGACAAATTCATCAACATTCATTCCATTTCCAATGCCTAATTTGTCCATCACAGTATCATGGCTCAAAACTCCACCGCCATATGCATTAATCCATTCAAACGGATTAAGAAGTTGTTTAAAACTTTCCTGAAGATATTGCAGAAAACCGCCTTTTTCATACGCTTTTTCTAAATTATTAGCATCTTTTTTTATGCTATCTTTTCCAACCGTAAAAGATAACGTTGCCACTACTACAGCAAGTGAAATAGGAATTGCATAAGAGAGCAATGATTTTGCCGCCGTTGAACCAAAAGCGGCTGTGAATTTCGCTCCTATTAATTTCCCAATAGTCTCCTTGAGAAGTTTCCCTGTTAACAGTTTGCCTGCAAGTTTCAGGGCAAATGCTCCAAGAAGAATTTCAACTGTCTCAATATCAATGTTTGAAAGAAAATCTTTTACGCCTTTCCAAACATCAGACCACTTGATATTTTCTATCATGGTCTTAATTGTCTTGTAAACTCCCTGTACCCAAACATTTATATCTTCTGCAAGTGCCTTAAAATCAAATGTCTGGAAGAATTTATTTATTCCCTCTGCCAGTGATTTTCCAAGGTTTGACCAGTCAAATGTCTGACCAAAGGAAAGGGTTGCATAAATCGCCGTATTCAGTGCCCCGGCAATCGTTTTACCAACATTTCCAAACAATCTCGGATTGATAAGACCATTAAGGAAATCTGCCAAGCCTTTGCCGAAGTTTCTTGCCTTGGAATAAATCTTATCCCAGTTGATAGACTCCATAGCTTTTGATAAGGCATCACTGATGTATTTTCCAAGTTGTTTCAGATTTTTAATATCACTTTCGTAATTTTTGAAAATGGTATCAGTCTTGACAAGTTTACCGCCACTGGCACCGCCTGATGCGCCACCACCGCCGGAACCGCCCGAACCTTTTTTGCCAGAACCATCATTTGTGGTAATCAGTTTCAATTCATCAAACTGACGGACGCCCTTATTCATCTTGTCGATGTTCTTTGCCGCCTGTCCGGTATTGTCAGCAACATCGCCTGCGCTCTCTGCCGCATCTGAAAAACTATCCGCAAGACCTGCACCGGAATCCTCATATTTCCATCCGAAGATTGCGCCTAAAGCGTTTGTAACCTTTGTAACAAAGCTGATAACAACCAGTAAAACGGAATTGAGTGCTTTTACGAATGGTTTGAAAGCATTGATTAATGCCCCACCAATAACACTGCCAAGCTGTTCGAACGACTGTTTTAAAATTCTGATCTGGTTCGCCCACGAATCAGCAGTACGCGCAAAGTCTCCCTGTGCTGTCTGCGTATTGGCAAGGACGTACTGATACCGGAGCATTGTCTTTTCAGCCTGTGACATAGACTCGATATCAGAATCTAATCCCTGTTTCATCGCCCACTCTTTAAGGGTTGCCTGTGTAAGATCAAGACCGTAATCTCTTAATGGACGTGTCTGTCCGGTAAATATTGCAGCTAAATCCTGCGACACAACATCCTGATCTATGTTATACAGAGATGCCATATCAGCAGTTAATTTTGTTAAATTCAAAGACACATCAGCCATGGAATCAGACAAACCAATATAGCCATCTGTCTGCTTATTCAAAAACTCATTAGCTTTCTTTATCAAACTACTGTCAATTCCCATGGCTGTTCCCATTGCTTGGAATCGGCTTGCCGTCTGTTTCAATGTCAGTTCTGACATACCGAACTGACGTATAGAGTCCTGTGCAAAGTCATTGACTTTTTTTGACATGTCACCAAAAGTAACATCAACAACGTTCTGAACCTCTGTTAATGCGGATGATATGTCGATTGCATTTTTTATTCCTCTTATCGCTCCGTACAGACCAAGATAAATCCCCATAGAGGACAAAATCTGTCTTGTGAATGACTTGAGTCCGATCAATGCTTTTCCTGTGGATGTCTTAAATCCAAGGAAAGAACCGGAAAGATTACTGATGCTGTTATTTAATCCAGTAATCGCACCGCCAGATCTGTTTGAAAGATTTCCAAGTGCCTGTGTCATTTGTAAAATATTTGCGCTTACATTTGGTGCTTTTGAGAGTGTCTCAAACAGATATTTAAGGTTGTCAGCAAGCAAAGGTATATTTGTTACTGCACGTCCGCTTGCAACGCTTCCAAGCCTTGATATGGCTGTTACAAGGTTGCTCATATTGGTCATATCAAAATTCAATGCACCTATCTTGTTCATCTGGCGTACAAAGTTTTGTAACTGCGCAGATAAAGCCGGCAGATTCTTTGTCGCCTGTGTAGATGCCTTGCCACCAATTTTTGACAGTGCCGACACCATGCTTGTGAGTCCGCTTGTATCAACAGCTTTAACACTTGCTATTCCAGATGCAAGATCTCTCACAGCAGAAGATATTCCGTGGATAGAATTTGCATCAACACCAGAAAATTTATTGAGTGCCCGCACCATTGATGTGATTTCCGAAGATTTACCACCTTTGAATCCGGTAGCCGCATCGGAAATGCTTCTGATTCCGCTTGCAATATTTGAAAGTTTTGCAGTGTCAAACGATATGCTTTCCCGGAGCCTATTCATGCTGTTTACAAGGCTTTCTATGGAATTACTTGCTTTTGCAGAGTCAGCTTTGATTTTTATTTGTAATTCATCAATGTCTGCCATATATGCACCAACTTTCTATGCAAAATAAAAAGACGGTAGGCTGTGACACCTTACCGTCCTTGATCTACTCTTTTAATTTTTCTCTTGTAACCGGTCCACATTTCTTATCTACTGTAATTCCGACTTTTTTCTGGAATGTTCCAATACCGGTCGCCGTATCATTTCCAAGAATACCGTCCACATTACTGTTTCCCTTTTTATCTTTTTCATCTAGGCATCCGTGATAAATAAGCTCCGTCTGAAGCCATCTCACATCATCCCCTCTCATGCAAGGGAATTTTTTCTTTAAAATCCTTACAGGTTCCGGGTATGGGTTTAAATGATCTTTTACATTTTTTCTAGGGTTTCCGCTTGTCACAATCGCTGTATGACCTTTGGTTTTTGTGACAAGAACATCTCCATTGTAAAGAACCATTCCTGCCGCATAACCTCCAATGTCATCAAACATGCCACTAGAAAGAAGTACAGATTTTTCATTTGCTGTGGTGAAATTTCCAACATCTTTTCCAGTTGCATGAATAATGCATGCACGTACCGTTGTGCCGCAATCTGCTTCTGTTTTTACTTTTGAATTAATACCATATTTGACAATTCCAAGCCGGTGTCCCTGACAGTAGCCAATATTATCATTATTGCACGCTGTAATCATTGATTCTGCCAGTTTATCCGCCATATCTTTTGTTTTTGGTCTTAACACATACCATCCTTTTTTATGAACATAAAAGTTTTGCATACTTACTTCTGTTCCGGTCTGATCTCCCGGTCTCCCACCGGTCAATTTCCCATTTTCATCATGTCTTGCAGATCCAATTCTCATATTTATACCTCCAAGTTCTTTTCTGGTTTTGGGTGGCTCAACTCATAGTTTGACTGCATGACTTTAAGTTTTGCCACAAATAGCTCTCTCTGTTTCTTTATTTCTTCTTCCGTCATTTCTGAATCATCTTTCCCTTGTTGCTCATTGATTGGTTTTTTAATATACTTTGATTTTGCTTTTCGTCCGGCAAGGCAATGTTCTACTGCCACCGATACCGCAGACAATCCGTATGTTCCAAACCACATCCACATCTCATTGTCTCTTTGCTTTTTATCTAAGTTGTAAGCATCCGCATAAGGCTGTAAATCAGCCGGGCAGGACGTGTCTATGTCACGCACGGTAAATCCATACCCTTTTGTAACTAAAAGCCAGAATGGGCGGATTTCCGCACAATATGTTCCCCATGTAAGTTCTCTCTGTTCTTCTACTTTTTCCTCGGAGTTTTCTTCTCCGCTTCTTTCTGATCTGCTTTGAGCAGTTTTGATAAAAAACCGTTTTCAAGCAGCTCCGCTAAAAGTGCATTGTAAAGTACCTGAACATCTGCATCTTCTCCGTCAAAGTAATCATCCAGCATGGCATATACTTTTCCAAGCTGCTGTTCCTTTTCTCCCTCATTGTCCGGATTGTATCCAAGTTCCTCTTTGTGAAACTTCTGCGCGCCTACAAGGATTAACTCTGGAAGAAATAAAAGGATTTCGTCAACCGCTTCGATATCTTCCATCTGGTCTAATTTTGCTACTTTCTTGATAATTCCGCTTTTCACGGTTGCTTCATATCCAAACTTGATCTGTAATTCTTTCTCGCCAAATTTTAATTTTGTCATTTTCTTTCCCTTTCTCCCTCTCATATAGGGAAAGGGCAGTCCGAAGACCGCCCTGTTCTTTTAAATTGTTTCTTCAAGCTCTGGCTCGGTTGTCTGGTTATCGTCAGCCGATCCAACCGAACTATTCGACTGACGTGTTATTCCCCCGGTGTAAAAGCTACAGCGGTGTCCATGCCCTTGTATTCTTCAATGGTAAGATTCATTTCAACCGTCAAAAGTTCGTTCTGACCAATCTCCGGCTGTGGAATCTGCTCTGGCGGCTGAGCCACAACAAAAAACGCGTCGGTAAATCCCGGGATAATAGTTTCAAACCACATTCTTTTCCCGCCGGAAAGCGCCTTATACGCCGTGATAAGTGCTTCCCACTCTTCCTTTGTGGCATCCGTAAGGTTTACCGTGATAGGGAAAGAGCCACCGGTATCTGCGCGACCCTTTACATATCTGGTAATAGCATCTTCTAATGCAGATGCGTCAATCTGTTCCGGCTCAATGTTAATACCGCCGATTGCGTTAATTCTTGTAAGCTGTTTAAACGATGTAGGCTTTGTTCCGGCTGTCGCTTCTGTGCCATAGCCAAACGTAATTCCTAACGTAGACAATCCTGCTTCTGCCATTTTTACCTCTCTTTCTACCGCCAAATAATGCGGTTATCGGGCGCATCTTTTTGCACCCGGTGCATAAAAAATAGAGCCTTTCGGCTCTTTTACATCAATCTGTCGTTGGCTCCGATTATCCGCCGGAACCTTGCAACGCTTCTAAATTTTTTTTCACTGTCATTTTTAAACTCCGGCATTGCTGTAATTTGAAATCGCATCTGTTTAAAGGCATCAGCTAAAATAGCCATAATCCCTTTTGCATCGCTCTGCTTTGTGTTTGTAATGACGTCAACCTGTATTGTTTCCTGCACCGCATTTACGGATGTGCCCTCTAAATCTGCCCCACGTTCAAGCCCCGGCATCTCATGGATGTAAATAGTCGGGAAAACAGGGTCTTTATCAAGGTTCTTTTCAACCGTTGTAAATGCAGTGTCAAAATTCATGCTTTTGTATTTTTTCTTGAGTTTTGGTTTGGCTATCGTTGCAACATTGGAGAAAATGTTTGTTTCAAGATCAAATACCCACTGGTTGTCTGCCATTATCCAAACACCTCCTTCGCTGTCTGTGTAACAATCTGCCGCAACTCATTCGCGGTCAGATACATGAATGGTCGGCTTGGCATTCCCTCTGTAAACCACCAATCGCCATTGTCGTCCTGATAAAACCATCCATATCTTCCATCTGAAATCTGATGTATAGTTTTTCCACTTGCGTACTGCCACGAAACACCTTCCGGCAGTTTCCCAGGATAAGGACTTTGCTGTCCCACAATTCCGGTTCCAAACTCAACAAATGCGGCGTGGTCTGTACCGGCTATTACCGCCCATATCCCGCCGCCCTTAGTGCTTCCTTCATATTCCGCGTGAACACTTGAAATCAGTTCCGATGTAAATATTGCGTCAAGGTCAGCAATTTGCACTCTGGCAATCTCTACGCCCTTTTCCGCGAGTTTTTCTGCCAATAGCTGGCATTTATATGTTAAGCTGTTTTGATAGGCTCTAAGCTCTTGTATTGCATTCTGAATAGACTTTTCAGACAGGCTCATTGTGATTACTTTCTTCCCCATGCCGCACCTACTTCACATTTTTTTGCAATAAGAACAAATCAACCGTCAATCCCTCGTCTGCAACACCTTTTACGATGTAATCAGCCGAATTTTCGTCAACGATTGTATTCTCTTCATCTTTGTACCTTACATCTGACCGTTTCCATACCAAAGAACCGACGTTCAATGGAAGTTTCCCTTTGTCCTCGACAATTTGAACAAAGTTTGTGGAATTGTCAACGCCAAACTCTTTTATAAGTGCTTCACTCAACTTATTGCTGATTGAAGAATAAAAAACCACAGGCTTCTCGTAACCTGTGGTATACTCTCCGGTTGTTTTCGGTATTTTGTTTCCATCTTTATCGAGGTAATAAATTACATTTCCATCTGAATCCGTGTATGAGGAATATTCGATGTTACCATCATCATCAGTCACATATACCGGCACCTTTCCGCTCTGTAGCGAATAATTCATTTTTTGCTTATTGATCTCAAGCATTTCACTTCACATCCTTGCCGAACCGTTTCCACAGTTCAGAAAGCTTTTCCCATCCATACATTGCGACAAACGCAACAATAAATCCTGCAATAATAGCTGCCAAGATCATATACCATAAAATTGATGTCTGGATGTACTGCATGTATGCCACAAACGCAGCGACCGTGATTCCGATAGAAAGAACAAATACCAAAATGTCCGTTGGAATCTTAGAAAATACGCCTACACCTTTGATTACCTGTGTTACCACAGACACAACAAATGCCAGCGCACCAATGATTGCCAGAATAATTGTCATATTTGCAATTACAGACTGTATAATATCCATGATTAAACCTCCTTTTCATCATTAAGACGGGTTTCTATCCCGTCAATTCTGTGATGCGCCGATTTCACACTTTCTTCAACCTTTATAATTCTGTTGTCGTGAGAATTTATTTCTTTTCTCATCTCCGAAACTTCATTCTTGATCTCGGTTGTGTTGTTTGAAATGGCATCCAACTTCATGTTAATGCGTGTGTTCTCCCGCACGCGCTCTTCAAGATCCGTGTTGTCTGTCCTTTTGTTGCTCTTCAAGCCCATAAAGACGGAAAAACCAAGCGACAGCACGCTTATAATGATTGCTGTTGATATTTCAATCGTCAAATCATATACCGCCTTTCATTTTTTATGGCACACCGCCCACCACCGCTCAATGTGTGCCGCCTGCTACGTTTTGCCAACATCGGCAAAACGTAACGCACAATCTTCTAAACTCCTCGAAATCGATGAGTTATAATGATTTTACAAACGGAAATACACAGACAAACAAGCTTTCCCTGTCTTTCCAGCTACGGCTCACTCCGTTTTCTGAATAGCTTGCCATATAGGCTTCTCCTGCCTGTGAATGGTCGTACACGGCTAAATTGACGATTACATCCTCAAACTGTTTCAAGTCTTCGGATATTTTTTCATCCGTGTAGCTTTCCGGGTAATTCCGCTTGCTTACCACTTCATTTCTTGCCTGCTTGATAAGCTGTTCAATGTAAGGGTTATCTTCTTTCTGGTCGAACACGACAACATTAGAAGTAACACCATCTTCATCCGTAACGGTTTCAATATGAAATTGTTTCAGTCTGATTTTGACTTGTTCTAATGTGGCGTATTCTGCCATAGCTAAAACCCTTTCTAAAGCTCTACATTTTCCATTACTGCTCTTGCTTCAAGAACTGCAATATAATCTGTCATTGCTTTAATCTGCATATTATATGTACTTCTAGGGCAAGTTGGAGTAAAGGTAAGTTTATCGTTATCCCACTTATCAAGCATATTTTTTAGTTTCTTATAGCGAATAACTACTTGCTGATACTCTGCTTTAAATCTTTCTTTGTAGTCCGTGCTGTTCATCATTTCCACGGTGTCTTTTAATTCCATAACTATCTCCTATAATCCTAATTTCTCAATTAACAGCTTCTTTAATTCTGCTCCTGTAAGTTCTTCTGCGTTGTCTATACCTTGTTCTGTGGCAAATGCCTGTAAATCAGCAGTGCTCATTCTGTTAATCTCTGTCTTGGTGTACCCGCCGGAAGATTTTTCTCCCGGAACAATGTCCGGGATTTCATCTCCTGCCTTGTACCATCTTCCATTGCGCTTTACCGTGTATTCAGCAATCATACCGCACCTCCTACGCAACTTTCATGACAACAACGCTGTCCATGCCCTCAAAAGTAGGCAATCCGATCATTGACACAATGCAATGCGTGTTGATCGGATGATTTGTTGCGTATGTATATACCGAAATACCGGTTTCTACAATAGAAAGGTTTCCGTCTGTTAAACTTCCGCTTCTCTCTTCCGGTGTCTTTCCAAAGACATAATCTCCAAGGTACACGCCGGATGCCTGCGCTGAAATAACTCCTGTAGGAATAAAATATTTGGTGGCACCGTCTGCCGGGTCGATGTAAAGTTTGTCGTAAACTTCAATCTCGATGCCGTATCCTCTAAGATACTCTGTAACCTGCCCCTGCTGTAAACGAATACCTCCATTGTAAGCAGTAATTCCAAGCACCTGTTTCTTTGTGTCTTCTGCCTTAAGGACCATTTCCCATGTTTCTGTATTCATGCTAAAGCGTGCAAGGGAATATCCTGTTTTCTTTGCAAACTCACGTTTAATCTCGATAAGGTCGTCAAGTGGCGTTGCTGTTTCGGATGCAGACCATTTATCGGTATCGCTTCCGGAGATATCCTTGTAATGATCTCTCTTGTGCGCCACTCCATTGTCCGAAGTATAATCCACATAGTAGCTCTTTCCGCCAATTGTTACCTGTACTCTTGGAATACCATCAGATGGTGCTAATAACTGCCAAATCTGGCGTTCCGGCACTACTCTTGCCCCATCAATAAGCATCATCGGTTTTTTGCTGATTTCTCTAAGCACCTGGTTTGCCATGTTGGAATTTTCTGCCGACTGGTAATTTGCATACTCCTGCTCTTCACGCTCTGTTACCATGTAAGATTCACGGTAGAACGGCATCTCGTTCTGAATGTCAGAAAATCCACCGACGTCTCTTAGCTCTGCTTGTGCATCAAAATTGGATGCCTTTAATGATACCGGAAGACCGTTTTTCCCTTTGATAAATCTAAGTTCAAGGCTGTCCTGTTTTCTGGTTCCAAATTTCTGTCTACCTAAGTAAGGTGCAGAACCAAGCGTTTTTTCATAATTATTCCACATAACCCCAAGACTTCTTGCGGTAAATGCTTCTGCTAATGGTAATGCCATTCTCTAATACCTCCATTTTTTAATCAAAAAAAGTAACACGCGGTGTTGCTGCTTTTGCAGTTGCTTCCACGGTCACTCCGTTCGCTGTTACCTTTGCGCTGTCAATAGAACCCTGATATACATAAGTTCCAGGCGCATCTCCCATTGTTACGTCAACATCTTCCAGAAGATACCCTTTGCAAGATTCGTCATTGCTTGGGAACGGTGTCCCTGCCTTTGCAATCTTCTTTCCGTTTGCATCGGCACTTGACACCATTGTCTGCGGAACGATACACGCCGCACCCTCATAAGGAAAGAATTTTAAAATTCCTTTACTCTGTGTAAAGTCTCTTTCAATCGGTTTTCCCATAATTTACCTCCTATAAAACATAATGGTCTTTGGCTTCTGCACTTTCTGCAGGTTTGCCAAAACTGATTTTTTCTGCGTTCTCTACGTCCGCAGTTTTTTTATTTTCTCCACCTGCAGTACCGCCGCCCGGATTTTCAGAATTATTTGCAATCTCCTGTTCCTTTGCCTGCGCTGCTGCGGTTTCCTTTTCGGCTGTAATCTTTCCAAGAGCGTCATAATCAAGGCTTCCATTATCCTTGACAACGGATTTTGCCTGCTCTGCATTGATTTTTAACTTTTCCATCAATGCTTCGCGCTGGTCTCTAATGGCGTTTTTCTTCTGCATATCTGCAATCTGCTGATTTGCTGTCTCTAACGCCTTGTTTGCTTTTTCAAGTTCCGTGAGGTTTCCTGCTTCCATTTCATCCAGCTTTTTCTGCAACTCATCTGCGCTGTCTGCCTTTGCCTTAAGCTCTGCTGCTTTTGCCTGTTCTCTCTGTACGGCACTGCCGTAATCAGCAATGATTTTCTCAACATTTTCCTCACTGATACCCATTGCAATTAACTCTTCTCTTTTCATTGATTACCTCCGATATGTCTTTACGAATTTTTGCGGTGCAACGACACCGAATGACACTGTTGATTTTTACGCTCACAACTTTGCGAATTTTTATAAAATAAAAACAGCCACCGATTACTCGGTAGCTGTCTTATTTTGCTGTTTATTTAATTGATTTACAATTTCCTGTGCTTTTTGTTCCTGCTCTTCTGCATCATCAATGGTTTTCCACAACGCATCTATATATGGCTTAGACAAGAGGAATGTCTTTTCAGCATCTCCCCAAAGCCCCACCGTTTTAATGGCAATAAGAGGATGTATGCCGCACTCTAAAAGCTGATATAGTGTTTGCGACTTTGTATACATATTGTCTTGCGGGCTATGATTGATTTGCACATCAAAATCCCTCATTGACAATTTCAAATCCTTGTCCTTAACGCGTATTACATTTAAGACAACTTTTGCAAGTCTCTTCTCTGCCGATTTCACAATTGGGTCTTTTAATTTTGCTCTTGTCTTTGAAAAATCCCATCCAGCCCTTAATGATACTGCTCCTTGTGTATCTCCTCCAGAGTTTTGGGACTCTCTGTTTGGTATTGCTAATATTGCCAAGGCATTGTCCCACAAATCATCTTTTGCCACCTGACACTGGCTCTGATTTAGTTCCTGCGTCATAATCTCAACATCGGCTTTGTTATCCTTGTTATTGGACTTTACCGTCAAAGCATGGCTCATTTTCATCTCTTCAAACGTTTTTGGGTCGATTTCACAGTTCACAAACTTAACCCAGTACTGAACAAACTGCTCAATTCCATCCATTCTGTTTGACTGCATATTGTTTATGGCATCCAAAATACCTATGACAAGCTCAATATCAGAAATTCTCTCATGATTATTTGGAAACTCAACAATAGGTATACTTCCAAATGCGTGCAATTTCCATTCAGAAACTACTCCATTTTGAATTTTGCATGAATAATTGTCTGTATAGCACAGTTTGTACCATCTTCCATCTTCGTCCTTAAGCTCCTGTACGGCAATCACCGGTTCTTCCGTACTCCGATTATAAATAACACAAGTATTCATCGGAGTAGGGGCAACAATCTGAAATGGTATTTCTCCATTTGAAAATCTCACAGCCTTAAAAGATGTTCCAGTTGCTGACTGCCACTCTCCTGCTTTAATGTCTTTTTCCTGTTTATTCGCATCCACAAGATAGTCATTCAGCGCATCCACTGCCCGATTAATTTCATCATCATCTTTTCGACTGATAAACTGTATTGGCTCGCCATATGTCTGTCCTACTTTGAACTGAACAATCTCATACGCATGATTTTCTACTATTTTGTTTGTAATATCAGCATTTTGCACCTTTACACGGTATAAAACAGGCTGGTCACCTTTGTAATATCGCCAAAGATATTCTATGATGGTTTTGTTGTAATAAAAATTTCCGATGCAGTCTCCCACCACATTGACAATATTATCTTCTGTGATGGTTTCAACATCTGTATATAAAATTTTTCTACCATAACAGCCTTTAACAAGGTCTTGGAGAGATTTGTCATTTCTCATTTTTTTCTCCTAAATAAACGTCATCCCACTGGATGTTGACCGGATTGGAAGAGATTTTAATTCCGTCTTCTCATTCTCCGGATAAAATACCACTTTTTTGTGACATTTCCTACATTCCACAGAAATGTTCATTGTTGAACGCCCATCGTGCGTGGCAACTTTTCTTCCACACCGCGGGCAATATATTTTTTTTGGTGTATATCCCATAAAATCCTCTTTTCTTTGCAAAAGAAAAAGCACCGGAGATTTCTCTACGATGCTTTTATAAATTGGGGGAGGTGAAGTATTCAACTTTTGTTGCTTTCTTCGATTATAACTATATCAGAAAAAAAACGGACATATCGGACAACTTTACTCTTTCATAAATCTATCGAACGCTTTTCTAACGCTGTCTTCTGTGTTATTGCCTCCTATTTGGTCGGCAACCTTATTCCAAGATTGATTTTCTAAAAATCTAAGGTTAATTATTCTTCTAATTCTGCTATCTTTTATATTTGCAATAAACTCTTCTACTTCATTTGTTTTTTCAAGAAGTTCGTTTTCCAAAATTTCGAGGGTGGTTTTTCTGGAATATAACAAGGTTTTTTTGTGCCTATATTCTGGCAATGGTATTCCTTCTATTTTAAAATGTTGGTTTCCACCATTTCCGCCAGAAACGCTATCAATAACCGTTCCTTCCTGCTCAATTTTTTCTATGTATTTTTCAAGCTTTTCAATTTTATTCCTTACTTCTTTTACTTCTTCTCTTAAATCTAAGTATTGATTTAAAATATCTTTGTTTACCATATCAATACCTCCTAAACGGATTTACTGCCGCTTCTACTTTGGCTACGTTATTTCCATTTGTCACTCTAAGCGCAAAGTTTGAAAATACATCCGGCACATCATCCAACTGCTTTTTACCGGACACTGAATATCTCTTGAGAAGAGACATCATTACTCCATATGGCTCATTCGGCTTATATGATGATGGGTCTTTAAATATAACGTGCTGCAATATCCAGTTTGAGCACTGAAAAATCCTTGCTTCCTTATTTGTCTCCGTCGGTGTATCTGTGATATTGCATATCCATCCTTTGGCTTCCACTCGCTTGTTTACTTCCATTGCGACACGGTCCCCTCCGGCATTTCTCTCAAATTCACATTCCTGAACTTTGTTGTTTGTCAAAACATTTGCTGCATTTTCATACTGAACCTCATAATCTGCCGTGTTATCGCAAACACAATCCACGCAGTAGTAATCTTCTCCGTATTTTTGCAATACAGGCAGAACAAAATAGTCTGTTCCCTTTCCCTTTGTATCGCACTGACCGGTTACAATCTCCGGCTCTCCATGCGGCAAATTAAGATACCGACGTATTTTATCTTCCGGAAACAGCAATCCCTCACGCTCAATCGGTTCCTGTTTGTAAAGGCATCTATATGATATGTCGTCCATCAATAATTGCTGATCTTCGAAAAATTCTTTTGTAAACCCAGAAAACTCATAGTCAAAGTTACTTTCTCCTGTTTTAGAATCCACATCTGGTACCGCAATAACCTTTACCCTTGGATTTCCCTCGTACATATTCTGGATACGCCCTATGACGTCGTGTACACTCCATCTGGTCGCAATATGTATTTCCTTGCAGTTCTTACCATCCGTGTCCTGTATCTTTCTCTGACGAGCATCTACAGCGTATTTATCCCACAATTTATCAAGAGTAATAGGATTCATTGCTTCTTCAATGCCGCCGATCATATCGTCAACCAGTAAAAACTTAGAAGCCCTTACTTTACCTGCATTCTTACTACCAACAGACGTACATTGTACGGATGGAAACGATTTGTACTTCCCGACATTAAATTGCTCCATCTTTGCGTTTGTGCTCGTCACGGAAAGATCTGGAAAAATTTCATTCCATGTATATTCTTCCGTATTTGTAACGATATCGTACACACCGTCATAGTACATTCTGGTAATATCTCCGCTGTGCGAATAAAAAAGGCTGAAATCTCTCGGAAACCATCCGGCAACAAGTGCGTGAAACATTTTTTCAACCGTTGTTTTGCCTGCTCCCGGAACAAGAGACACGCAAAGAATGTCATATTTATCATCAATCATGCCTTGTAAAGCCTGTGTAAGCCCTATTTTGAGAAATTGCTTTCTTCTTGGCATATAAAACCGTTCTTTAGGATCTCTTTTCTTTTCCAAATACTGGAAAGCACTATCCACAACTTTGTTTTGCGCTTCAAGAAGCAAAATTCCGTAATATTTGTCCAGAATTTCATAAGATACCTTGTTTTGGAATGAATATTTTTCTAAATCCCATGGTGTGCCACCTGTAGATTGAAAAATAAACTGCTCCGTCAGTTCTTTCGCTCTGGCAGAAACCTTTAATCCATACTCAACATCATTTTCTGTCAGAATGGCTACCCTTGCCGCTTCTGCCATGGCATCCATAACCTGTTCATCAACGCCATGCACCTGTATGTAATTTTTATATCCATTTACTGTGGAAATTAGGCTTGAACTTGCCAAAAGAAAAGCACCTCCGCAAAAAAGCAGAAGTGCCTTAAGACCTCTGCCAATAATTTTTGTTGGTTAGCGACTAACTCCGTTTGTTAGCCGGTAATAATTTTTAAATTCTTGCTGTACAGTGTTCTGCCTCAAATTCCTTGTTTTCTCCGTTATAAATTGTGACTCCATTCTTGTCCGTCTTGTATCTATCAAACACACATACAGTATTTATGCCATTTCCAACACAGTCTGCATGAAAGTCTATGTTGTATACCTTTTTCTGCCATTTTCCGTTAGCATAAATCTTTGTGTAACCGCCTTTTCTTGTTTTAATGATTATTTTACTTCTTGTTTTCTTCATTTATTCACAACACCTTTCTTGAAACTTCGACACATTCTTTTCTTTTATCGTCATTGGTGCATTCTCTGTCTGTGTTATATCGGCAAAAGGTCAGGTTGCATTTTTTATTATTAGGTTCGATAGGCTCTTGTTTATAAAAACATTCATAAAGTTTTTGCCTGTCTGCCTCGTTATTTGCCACAATAACAAGTTCATCTTCTAAATTGGAACAATCTATAGGCTCGCCGTTTCTACCGCCTATTTCGCGCGATTGTGCTTCTCTAAGTGCTTCACGCTCTATTGATTCAATTACTTCTGCCATGCTCATTCTTCAATACTCCTATCAAATCATGCATTTGAATCAGTAGTTTTTAAATATTCAACGAACTGTGCCCAAGCCTGTTCGCATGTTAAATCGCCAACAGGATTTTGAACATAGTATTCTTGGAAATATTCCCTGGCCTTTTCTTTTTCATCTTCGGAATATGAATCCCATTTAGAAACTCCAGATTTCTTTTTGAAAAATTCACATTCATGTTCACTGTCAGCAAATCCAGCACCAGGAATCCATTTTCCCGGATGGTTGCACATTTCAGCCATCCCTACAACTTCGTTTCTATCAAATCCAAGGTAAGCACAATCATAACACGTCATTCTTCAACCAACTTTCTGCCGCACATCGGACAAAATACAATATCAAAGTATCCTTTCGCCATACAGTAGTTTGAATAAATCACAATTCCGGGAACTTTGTCCCCTGTATTCATCATAATTTGCGCATTTGTCAAATTCGTTTCATTTGCACACTTCTGAATGGGAATATTAGCGCCGAATATTCTGTTATTATCGTAATTCTTGCAAAATTTACACATTTCAATCACTTCCTAATAAACCTAGGTTCACAATCTTCCAAAGTTGTTACTTCTATCATTTCCGGTTCATGTCTGCAAATCCTTCCGTTTAAATCAATATATGGTTCCAGTTCTATCTTCGTACGAAAACCATATGGAGTTTTGCAATAAGGGCACGCTTTTTTGTCACTTTCAATTGGTGCGCCACAATTTACACAGTTTAAAATCATGCTCATACCTCCAATTAAAGAACCTTACTAAGCGGATATACAAAATTGATGTGGCATGGATTTGCACCATGCATGATTAGTGCACTTCTCGTCATCTAGGTTGCCGGTTTCAACGAATTATCTTACGGCAATAGCGTTTACCTATTCCCCCACACATCAACGCCTGATTTTTTTGAGCAAACGCCGTACACAGGATTTGAACCTGCAAGCCTTTTACAGCCAACGGTTTTCAAGACCGCCCCCTCACCACCCGGACATACGGCAAATATAGCAGTATGGTGGAACTGCTATATCCGAAATTGCTTTTGCCACCACTTTGTACAATTTCACACGGACTTTCTACCGCTTACGGCAAGGTTCACCCCTGTCGTAAGTTAGCGCAGTGTGTAGGACTCGAACCTACAAGGCGAATAAACGCCCGGCGGCTTAGCAAGCCGTTCCAATACCATTATGGGAACACTGCCGAATTTTCTTGTATCGCCAAGAACATTAGGAAAGAAGCGGCTGGAACCTTTCTTGCTGGAGTTATGTCCGCAGGTGGATTTGAACCACCATTCTGCTACCTTGCTTACTCCGATTATTTCAAATGGAAAGTGCCGGAATCGAACCGACCTCACGGATTATTGGTGCACCTCACCGTAATTGCTTCCTTGCGATATACCTTTCCATGTGCGTTTCCATGCTCTGCCAGTGAAGTCGAGCATGGCTTTTTTTTATCTTCGCAGGGCATCCGCCAGTTACCTGCTAGTTGGTAGCTATCCAACCACATGGGGAAGAGAGGAATTGAACCTCCAGTGTTTACCACTTGGGAACTGATTTACAGTCAGCCGCAACACCGCCAATCGTTGCCGCTTCCCCAAAATGCTCGGACACCTCACTCCATATCTCTGTACGCGACCGCGCTACGCATACAGTATCAGATCAGCTCGGCACCATCAGAACGGAAGGATTTGAACCTTCAATCCGGCTCTCGTTGTTGTTTTCCGTGTACACGCCACTTTTACCAATTAAGCTACGTTCCGAAACCGCCATCAGACGGTTAGCAATAATGTTTTTCGTGCCATGCGTTGCACTAGGCATACAAAATGCCGATTACAGCCAAACCATAGAGCGCCTGCAAGCAAACAGCATAATTTGACCGCTTAGACAGGCAAGGATTCGAACCTTGCATTATTGGTTTCAGAAAAGGTGTGGTTGCTGACTACGGATGATCGCCCGTCTGCCACTTGGCAACACTCTTACCGATAGGTTTCTTTACCTGCAATACCCATTCTGCCACTGCCTAACTATATGGGGGAATTATATCTTTGACAGCTCAGGCACCGTGGGATAGGCACCCGAACTATCAAGTCTGACTGCTATATGGATTGCTTGTCAGCAAATTACGGAACGATCATCATTCATCACCATATAGTCTTACGCCTAATGCCGCGCTCCGCGGCAAATACCACCGGACGGTCTCGCACCGCCCTTAACAGAATCGTCCTAGTGGCGAAAGGATGTGTCATGAAAAACACCAAGAAGGAGAATTTACGGAATGGATCGTTAAACCCATTCCTCCATCGGAACGGCAGGAATCGGACCTGCGACCGCTCGGATATAAGCCGAGTGCTCTACCATCTGCGCTACGTTCCGTCACAGCGCGCATAGCGCGCCGTTTATGATAGTATTTTTGATCTTTTTATTTTACCGACGTCCACTAACACCGAATAATTGCTTGCGCCGAGTTTTTTTGCAAAAACCGAATGCTAGTGGACTTAAGCTATACTGGATGCTCCGATTTCTCGCTCTGGTGCTCGGCATCATTTTCCAGATCGAGCAAATCTCCGGTGATGTCCGGTCCTTTTGATTTTGTTATATGTATTCTTTCGACCACGCTCAAAATTGGCGGCAGAAAGTAAATACCAAATATCGGATCATAAATTATCATGCGATCAACTCCACAATGCAATAATATTCTCAACGAATATCATGTAACATACAAAGTATGAAACTGCCACTTTCTTCTCTTTTTCCTGAGTCTGGCTGTAAAGAAGCAAAAAAATTGTAATCACATCCAGTGCTGTTGCTATGTATCTCAAAATCATATCAATATCTCCCATCTTCAAAGCTATGTTCCTGTTTGAACCATTTCATTTCGTTCACGCTCATACCGGAGATCCCGGCAGACGCATCAGAATCCGTATGTTCGAAATATTCGCCCTGCTGTGGAAACATGAACCGGAACATGGCATAATTCGCAACATCACACAGATATTCAAGGTTCCCGGTCTCTTCAAACTTAGCAAGGCATTTTTTCAAACTTTCAATCGTATCTACGTTTCCAGTTGCAAAATTCATTCTTGCCGGTCCGTACTTGTAATACGACTGCTCAACCAATCCCTTGCGCTTTTCGTCAAATGCCGTGGAATACTCGGTTTTCATCAACGCATTGTTCATTTCCGTTTTCTCCGTTTCTGTTCCCAACAATCACAGGTATGATCGTATTCTGTAAAATCGGCAACATACTCACTTTCATTGTTTACGCAGACATAACCATCTACTTTATCATACGAACCGTATTCACAGGTGCCGCAGCACTGTTTGCGATCAGCCATTATACATCACCATCCATTCTGTGGTTCGCTCTTTCAACGTCAAACCCTTCCGGATAACGCGCCTTAAGCTTGTCTACGTTCATCTGCATAATCTCATCAAGGCTCCAACCGAAGGATTCACAAAGCATTGCTAGGTACCAGCATATATCTCCTGCTTCTTTCTTGGCATGTTCAACATCAAGCGGCTTCTCGTGGAAAATCCACTTTTTAATCATGTCGTTGAACTCTCCAACCTCGCCGGATAATCCAAGGCAAGAATTGAAAATACCACCAATGTCAAGATGTCGTTCATCTTCTGCAATCAAATTTTTCTGTAACAGATATTCCATGTCGCATGTCAACATATTTCCAAGCAATCTATCTGTTGCCTTATGGTCATTTGTACGCATAGCTAATTTCTGGTATTCATTTCCAGTCATATATTTCATCCATTCTTTCAGCTTTCAATCCCAATCAAACGATTCAACATAAGTTCTGCTGCTTCTTTGAAATCGTCATATCCAATATCAAGCTGATCCCCGGCGGTTTCTCTACTGTTCCAAAAGTCATCATCTAATGCACTTAGCATACTTGTCAAAAATGTGCCGCGTAAATCTTTATTGGCAATCAGCTCGTTTCGCAACACTATGGATGCCTGTTGAACTGTTTCCGGTGTGAATCTGAATCTAATATCGCCGCTCATGTCAATATCTGGCAGACCCATGGTTTCAAAAGTGAACTGCGGAACCTCATCAACTGCAACTCGAAAATCAACGCTCTTAACATGTTCAATTTTCTTGTCGCCTATGTAATATTCAGTTCCAAGCCAACCTTCTGTCGGATTTACGACCTTAACTCTTGGTTCTCCCATAATGCATACGCTCCCTTAAAATCCTTTTTTGTTTTTGAAAAAAATTTGAAAATCGTTATCGAATGTAACTTTTGAATTTTTATCTGATGTGAAAATTTGATATGTTAATCAATACTGTATATATGACATTCTTTCTTACCAAAGGCACGCTCCTTTTTGTGGTAAAAGCATTCTCTCTTTAACTTGAATATTTTCCCCTTCTCACCACCGCGATCAAGTAAGGTTCTATGCGCTTTCCTCTTTTTGCTTATGCTCGTCATTCCAGATCTCCTAGTTGAATTGGACTATGCACGAAAAGGTCTTTTTGTTTTTGAGGATATTTAAAGGACTTAGTAGTGCTGATTTTCTCAACCTATCAACCCCCCCCTCCCCATCCATGCCGAATCATGCTTTGAACATTGATAAATTGTTTGAATTGTTCGTTCAATTCCATTCGTATTTTACAACTATTCGCAAAACCCTTGTTTTGCGTAATGTATCAACGATTTAATGCGCCTTAAGGCCATTAAACACTGGGCTTTAAATTGTTTGAATTGTCTATCACGTTTTCTCGCTGTTTTCAATCAGAATTGTCGGAGTTGTTCGGCAATCCTATACAATTATTATCCCCAAGATGTGGCAGTTCTTCGGCTGTCAACGCTCTTGCTCTGGATCCCTGATCTCTAACGCCCGGCATATTGAAGCCGCAGTACTTATTCAGTGACGGCATGTAATTCATGGGGTTTCCTTTGCCGGAAACTTGTAAACCTACCAAACTTTCCTCACGCATTTCGTCAAGTTTTTTGCAAATGTCGGAACCTGATGAGCCTAGCTGCACGCCGTTAACCCATCCGTTTAACGTGTCTCTGTGTATTCCGGTAAAGAATGTAAACCCAACAATATTCACTACTTTCTCGTAGTCATTACACAGGTCTATATATATATCTAATACCTCGTTAACCTTATCTGTATCATAGGCATTATTAATATTATTATCATCCTTCAGGTACTTTGGATTTACTTTAAATACATGCTCATAAATATATTTACAACAGTTATACCATCTATTCTGTGATATTTTGCATAAATCCTCTATATTCCTCTCTTCCATCCAGAGATTTATATACATGTCAATGTCATCTTTAAAAACATCAACTGTATTATTTACTTCCTGCGTTTCAACTGCTGACATGTTATATATCTCCTCTCTCCAGTACTGGAATACTTAAAATAAAAAATGCAACTGATACAATCAGATCATGATGATCTCGACTGTACCGGCTGCATGAAGTCCGTTTCTTTCGGGACCTCGACAAATCTATTTAACTCTGCCCGTTGCCCGAATGCGTTTTTAATTTAATAAAACAATATCATTCTATCATTTTCTTGTCAAGGTATATTTTAAAATTAAATTTTAAGCCTGTATATTATATATATTATTTATATAAATATACTGCCTTATTTATAATATATATTTTTAATATTACAAGAGAGAATATAATCTTTCTCTAACTCTAGTGTCTATATCTACGTTGCAAAAATGTTGCAATTTGTTGCAGAGGTGTTGCATTGCAACAAAACTAATACTATTCTATCATTTTTATCTTGATTATATTCTAATTTGCACCTTTAAAATTTTGTTGATTTTGTACAAATATTTTCTATGTTTTTCACAAAAAAGACGGCTATTTTCATGCCGCCCTTTCTATTTATCTATGCTACTTTGTCAAGTATTTTTCTAATGTAATCAACACATTTTTGAAAAACAAGGGTTTTAATATTTATCCGGATTTCTCCCGGTCTGGCTTCATATTTCTGTTCTATAACTCTAAAATATCCACAATCAATATATTTCTGATATGGTTCATTGTTCTGTTTCAAAATTCCGTTATTTCTAAGAATTTCAAAAAGCTTGTTTCTACCAATTCCCGGGAAGTTCAAAACCTTAGCGACCTGCCCTATATCAATAGCGTCTTTACTATCGGTTACGGCATCGAAAAATTCTTCTTTCGGCTTCATCCTCTCGTTTTCGGTCAAGAGCAATTTATTCTTTTCCTCAAGCTCTTGTTTTCTTTCCAGTGCATCAGCGTAAGCCCTTAACGCTGTAGGGTAATCTTTCGGGATTTCGTTTTGATCTTTGTTGAAATAGTTGTCAACAAGTCTATCATACACATCCCAAGCAATATCATTGTTTAATGATTTTGCATGAAGAAACGCGCCTTTCTCTGTCCAGAGATACAGACGATTAAGATTACTTGGCAAATCGTGAATTTCACGAAACGCCCGGAGTTCTTCTCCATCAAGCAAAATAAAATGTTTACCCTCTTTATACCGCCCTTTGTTATGATTAAAATTGTATGAAATCGTTTTACTATCTGTTCCATACGCGTCCGCAATCTGCTGTGTTGTGAGTACGCGAATATTTTTATACTCCGTCACTGTTAAATTATTCATATACATAAACCTTTCAATTTCTTTCAAATATAGTCATCTTGTGTAAAACTTAGCGTCATAATATCCTTAGTAAAACAAAATTGTATATTTTATCTTGCGTAGGTTTGTATATCTTTTGTAAATTCGTCTTGTTTCCCTGCACCACCTCCAAAAATAAAAACACGAAAGATTTCCCAACTTTTTGGGAATTGTCTTTCGTGTGCTTTGTTTGACTTGGTATGGTTTTTGTGTGTCGGGCTGGATTTTCTCCAGCCCTTTCTTTTAATTGTCTTCAATACCCTTTTGAGTATCATCGATCAGCTGATCGACCATCTTTTCCGCTTTTTCATAATCCTTAGATTTTAAAACTTCCTTTAAATCTTTCAGATCCTGCAAAAGTCTTCTTAAGTAACTTTTAAATACACTCATATCTTCGTTCATTTTTCTCCTTTCTGGCTTTCGCCTATTGCCTTTCAACAATATTATAATAACATTTTGTGCCTTATATGTCAATAGTTTTTTTGTGCCTTATTTCAAGATTTTTTCATCATGTTCTAATTTTTCCATTACGGCAAGTTTAATAAAATCATTGACGCTTTTATATCCGGCTTTCTGTATTCTTTCTTTTGTACCAACTGCAAAACGGCAGTTGACGCGCTCGAATTTATCATCATATTTATATACTGCTTTTCTCTGTGCATCACTTGTTTTCAATTTTCTCTCTTCCATTTTCTATACTCCTTTCTCCAACTGTCTACATTATATTATTATGTGCCTTATATGTCAATTATATATTTATATTGCCTTTTGCTTTTGAGCCTTATATATTTTGCACAATTTAGAGTGTGTTATGTGCCTTATATTTTGTGAATATCGATAATTGTTTTTGTGCCTTATATCTGTTATTATAATCTCAACAGGAAAACAAAGAACGGAGGTAAGCAAGATGACTGATAAAAAAATAAAGGATTTTACAAAAGGAATTGAAGAGATCGCAAAACTTCATCCAGCAGATCGAAAAAAGGTTTTTCAAATGGTTGCCGATCGAAACGGTGCCGCCGCTGCTGGATACATTGTCGAATATATGACAGGCGGAGCGGTTGATTTTATGAAAGCAAAGGAATTAATACAGACAAAACGTGCGGAGCTTTTACAGCTCTTAGCACTCTAGGCAAGCGGCGGCGTTTACCGGGGTTCGATTCCCCGGCTTGCTTTTACCCAAAAATTTGAATATGGAGGAATTGAAGTATGAGAAAATTATTTTTATTAAAAAAAGGCAGAATGAACTTTTATGCATGCCTGTATGACTGTGGCATGTATACAATCGACCGAATTACAAAAGGATTCGGTGGAATTGTGACAACATTTGAAACACTGGAAGAGCTTGAAAAATATGCTGCTGAAAACGGATATAAAAAAGCATAATAACCGCCGCAGAGGATGCACGCCGGAACCACTGCCGGCGGCGGTTCTACCCGTAATGGAATATTATTTTTTTAGGAGGATTCAAAATGATTTATCCGAACGGAGCACAGACAGTTTTTCAAATCACATGCATGGGAAGTGTTTATAGCGTTGAAGATGGATTTTTCAGAAATGACGGCAAAGGGACAGACTTTGAAACGTTTGACGATGCTTGGGAAGTTTTCAAAACGCTTCCAGAATGGGAGCAAAATGCTGCGGAAATAGAGGAATTTTAAGCCGGAATCATCCCGGCTTTTTCCAGTGTCCGGATATATTGCAACTTGACAAGATATACGCCCGGTCATATAATGCGCTTAAGCGAACACGTATAAGCCATTTTAAGGCTTGCGCAAGGCAATGCAGTACTTTTATATATACACAGCACGAAACGCCTGTAAATCGTTTTTACGACGTTGCAAGCCTGTAAACACTGTGTTTATCTTGCCGCATTGGCACTCCACTAGGTACACAGCCATGATGCATCCGGTAAACCACCGGGAAGCGTCCGGGGCGCATCTGGAGACATGACCGGCAGACCGCCGGGGTGTGAAAATTCTGATTTCTGATTTCAAAATCGAGTCATTTCCCAAGAAGAAAAAAATCAAAAGTTGAAAAATGAGATTCCAACTGTGAAAAGACAATATGCACAGTAAATTATTATGCGTCATTTCGCAACTTGTGAAATTTGACTAATTCGCTCTCTTCTCTTCCTCTGACTCTCGGTCTGTTTCTGCTTTTTCTGCGATTTCGTTGTTCTTGTTCCCATTCGAGAATCCCTCATTTACTTTCTGGTTGCGTGATTTATAATTTACAATCTTTACATCTGTGTTCAATTCATCCGGTATCTTCCCGACGATCAACACTGTATGCGGTTGCAGCCTGTCTGTCATTACTTTGAATCCCTCGCAAAACTCAATCCGAGCTGCCTTTGCCCGCACTCTTCCATTTGTACAGACAGCAATCACACCACCCTTATTGTACCCGGCAAAGCAAAGATCATAATTGTCTTTGTCCGGGATACCTACGGACGGTATAACGCGGATCCCGTTCAGCAGCATATAATGTGCAAGCGCATGGTTCCGGTACACGTTATATAGATTTAAAGCAAACGGCATACCACAATCGCCTGTAGCAATACTAAAATCCGGCATACAGACCGAATGGAAACACTTCAAGTGTTCCATGTATTTATCCGGGTTATTCCACAGTCTTTGAAACTTTGAATCGTCAATATAAAAATTCACATTTAATTTTCTATGCCCTTTTATCTTTTGTGAAAAGCTCTCTCCAAAATCTATGGAGTCCTCCGGCAAATAATCCAAGCTGCATGCCGGGACAATCGGGATCTGATATTTTTCATCAAGCTCCGCTCCATAGATCATATATTCTTTCATAACATCAAAAGATGTATGACATCCATTGTACAATACTATCACCCCAAAAACATTTTACTATTTTTCTTCTTGACAAACAACTTCTTTTGTGAAAAGCAAAGAACGTGCGGCGTAATCACTTCTGCTTAGTTCATTTATCAGCTTTTCCCTTGTCATTTCCGGGTTTGTTCTGTGAATATACCGCAGCAATTCATCTATTTTGTCCACTATGCTGCCCTCCAATCAATGTTTGACATCAGATCATCCAAAAGATAGATCAAATCAGTACCGTACAGGCTGATCCAGTCCGCAAGATACTCTTCCTGCTCAATCGGCATATGAATGTTATAGGAAAAGCAAAAACAATGACAAAGTTCATGAGCCAGTATTTTGCGCAAATATCCATTTTCTGGTTTATCCGAAACATATATTATCCTATCATTCCAATCAGTCACAGCAAGGCTAATAGAGCCATCAGAGCGCATTAATTTATGACTTGCGCCGTGAACAAATTCTATTTTCCATTCAATACCATTTATCACAAACATATTTTACCTCCAAAAAAAGAAACCACCAGCCAAATATCAGCCAGTGATTTCTAAATTTAAAGTTATTCTTCTTGTTCTTCAATCAACAAATAATTAATGTACCTTGTTGCTGTTCCAGCAAGTTCTTTGCTGTAGTCTAGCAAGTCCATCTTGTACTCCGGTTTATGCCCATATGTGACTCTATAGAACTTTTCCACAAGTTCTAAGTTATGTAAGTCAGACAATTCCACAAGAATTTTGTGATATAAAAATTTTCTCGTCCATCCGAACCGGTCACAGATAATTTTGAGTTTCCAGTTATTTTTATTAAACCATTTACCACTCTCTATCTTTTTTACGATGCTCCAGTGTGCAAACGGGTCTTTCTCCGGAATTTCAGCCTGCGGATTTTTCAGAGCCTGTTCCATGTCGTGGAAGCGATTGATGTATTGAGCCGTGAAAGCCGTTCCCTTAACTCCGGTCAGCTTGTGGGCGATAAATTCACAGCCTTTCTTGGTAATGTCATAGCATGGGCGTTCTTTTCCTTGCTCGTCCTTATAGGTGCTTTCTCTGAAGAAATCAGCCAACGCAATTTTGCGTTCGCTAACCAATCCATTATTGGCTTCGTTGATTTGCTTACAATAACGGTTGATGTCACGCATCAAATCACAATGCCTTTTCCCTACCATTCCCGCAACTTCCATACTGGTTAACGTCTGTTCTAATTGTTTCATATGAATATTGTTCATCAACAAATACCCCATTTCTTCTTAAATGAAAGTATCGTGC